CTGCTGAAGGTGACATACCCTCTGCTAGTGAACTGCCGTTAACGGCTGTATTGCTTGAAGCTGTAGTGCTGTAATTTTTTATTGCCATTTTTAATTCCCCAATAATCCCATGTTGTTCATCATCATTTGTCCTCTATCTTTAATCTCTACTGAACCTGGATTGGTTGCAGAGCGTAAATAATTACTTGCTCCAGGTATTATGAAATTTGTCATTGCCTTATTTGTTATGGGTGTTGCGTAACTTGCAAAAGGAATAGATGCACTTCCAATAGCCATTAAAGGATCAACTACTCCTTGGCCTACTAGATATCCAGTTCCCATTCCTCCACCTAGTAACAAGCTTTGAGTTCCTAATCTTGATTGTGTTCCTGAGTCTCCTACTTTATCTCCGATTACCTTTTTTGCTGTGGATGCTATGTCTTGGTAAGGAGCATTACCGGTAGCATATTTAACAGAACCACCTTTTCCTAATTTACTTGAACTTAAAACATTCGTTGGAGTTATTGTTTCAGCAGTGCTTTTACCAACAGATTTCTCGATTGTTTTAAAATAAGGAAAATATTTTTTTACATTATTATAAGCAGTTAACGCACTAGTTTTACTGTTCATTATTAAATTAGAATTGAAAACATTTTCAAATATTTCTTCAAATAGTTCTTGTTGATCTACGGGTAATTGTGGATCATTCATCAAACTCTTTAAAAGTTTATCAGTCTCTTGAACAGCACTTCCTGTTACTTTGATGTCTTTTTGATTATATAAATGTTTAGATGCTTTTCTGACAATTTCATTAATTTGATTATTATTTAAATTTTGAGAAGAAGCATAGTCAATTACATCTAAAATGAATTTATCTTTATCTAAAACTAGCTTACCAACTGCATCATTATATTTTTTTCTGTAAGCATCATTCACTTTGTTAAAGATTGTAAATTTGTCTGCGTCTTTCAGTTGGTCATCTAACTTAATGCCTACTGACTCTGCAAAATCTTTAAATATTTTAAATTGAAAATCTCTCGAACCACGATCAAAAGCAGAACTAATAAAGTCACCAATAATAGGTAGGCCTGTAGCTCTCTTCTCAAAGTAATCTATTATATTACCGATAAGGGTTCCTCTGTTTGCTTGACCAGGAGTAACTTCAATACCAGCTTCTTGTAATTTTTGTGACTCGGGTGTTCTTCTAGGTAGGATTTTACTTAATAAAGTTCCTAGTGTTCCTGAGATACCAGCAGTAATTCCAGCGTTCTTTGCTCTGTCTTCAAGGCCTTCTCCAGTACCAGCTCCATAAGCTCCACCCATACCAGCGTTTCTAATAAAGGTAGATAAGAGATTTTTACCAACAGACAAAGGTGCATAAGGTAAGTTACCAGCCATCTCTGAACCAAAAGCTTTTACAGGGTTATTCTTTTTAAAGTAAGCTAATTGTTCTCTTTCATTCTTTAGAGCATCGGAATAACTAAGATCTTTGTTAAAAGCAGATTTTAAAAAGGCATCAATTTCATCTTGAAGACCAAAGGTCAATCCCTGGCCAACAAGTCGATTGACATTTGCACCAGTGCTATCAGCTTTAAAATTTTCATCTGTAACAATACTACTTGTTTTATTTCCATCCATTAAACTTCCCATGATTATAACTTATTCACCTTTTCTATATCTTCTTGTCTCAAAATTTTAAATTTTCCATAATCGTCATCATTGATGTCATTGTCATAAAAAACATCACCAACTTTTATTTTTCCGTTTTTAACAGCATTGATATAATCATCATCATTATCAAAGATATTTTGTGTTCCTAAAATTCTCTCCAACTTTGTTCTGTTATTTAAAAGGTCTTTATCAAAAGCTTCTTCTAAGCTCTTCAGACTAAATGTATCTTTATTGTTTCTTAAATAGTCATCAGCAAATTGAGCGTATGCCTCATTCATTCTTGAATAAGAAGCTCTTGCCTTAACAATTAATTTGTTTGAAGACTCAGAGTTTCCTATTTGTACGTTAGCTTGTCCATATAAAGCTTGTTCAAAGTCAGATGATGCACCAGATCCTACGGGTCTCATACGAGGTGTTACATAACTAGTGAAAGATCTTAATAATAACTGTAAGTCTAAAGTTTTAGCTTCTTCTTCACTTAGTAATCCTAAACTTAGAGCTAGTTGTTTAATGGGAATTAATGCTTCTTGTAGAACACCAGTACTCATATCTGGATCATCTAAAATTCTTTCCATATTAATATAAGCATTAGATAAATCCTTACTTTGATTTGCTATTTCTCTAAATTCTTTAATAGTTACTAAGTCTTGTTCGTATTGTTTTATAAATGTCTGATCGTCTCTATTTTGTCCAAACTTTGTTGATTTTGTATCAATGTATTTTAATGCTTGAGCTTGATAGTCTGATGAACCTGGTTGTAGATTTGGAAATAAAGTGGCCATATCTTTTTCCAAGGTAGTTCTATTATCTTTACTCAATGCAGATATTCTGTCTGTGTAAGCTTTATAGAGATCTAACTCGTATTGTTTGTTTAATTGAGCTTTCTCGTTTGCTAGTTTGATCTGATCTGATTTTGATTTGAGATAGGCCTGGTAGCCAGGTTGTAGTCTTTCAACAAGAGATGTAGGTACTTGTGATGCCCTGGTGTCGATACCAGCAAAGAATGCTTGGCCTTGAGGAGATCCGACAAAGTTCAATAAGTTATTAGTTCTATTAGGTGGTGTGCCTGGTTGATTAGCTACCGGTACATTTTGATCTAACAGTCCAGCCTCCGTAAAAGCTTGGTTCATGTTTGGTTGATTGTTAGTTGTATCTAAGATACTCGGTCTCATGTTTGGTCGAGAACCAGGTATAGGAGATTGAAAAAAATTCGGTTGATTAGATTGAGCTACACGAGGTTTACTAAAAACCACTCCAGGTTGAACACTAGGAGTCATATTCATATTCACATTAGGATTAATGAGATTAGGATTTTCTTTAGTGCTTCTCGGTAAGTTATTTAAGATTGCATTAATATCTATTGTTGCCATTAAAAGAACCCTCCAAGAAGTCCTCCAAGGATAGCTCCTGTGCCTGTACCTAGTCCAATAGTAGATCCTAAGTCAGCACCCATTCCAGCACCTTGTAAGATATTCGCACCAGTGTTTCGATAAACTGGTGAAGTTTCTACTGTCGTTGTCGGAACAGATGATCCTAACGCTCCGAGATATTGATTTAATTTGATATAAGGTTTTTGTTGTTCGTAATCAAAACGATCAATGGAGTCTTGAAGTTTTGCAAACTCTAAATCTTCTCTTGCTTGACCTACATTAGCCAGGGCCTGGATATCAGTATAGTCAGCTTCACCTAAACCAGGTGCAACATTAACAGCATCCATCATCTTATTTCTTTCGTCTTGATAGTTGTTATAGAAGAATTGATTTCCAGCATCAGCTAATGCGTCTGTTAAAACTTCCTGGTTAGCTCCAGATCCAAATCGACCATATTTAGTAAATTGAGAATTAACTTTGGAAGTAATATCATCAGCCATTTCATTAAAGACAGCTGAAGCATAAGGATTAGAACTAGGGGATAAATAATCACCTGATAGAATTTTGTTTATCTCTGTTTGAGCTGAACCTAATAAAGGATTACCAGCTAACGCTCTTTGTTTTGTTAGCTCTAATGCTGTATCGGTTTCAGGAGAAAAATTAACATAAGTTGCATTAGGATAAAAATTAGGTGTATCGCTTTGATATAATGCCTGGGCATCATCCATTGCGATATCCAGGTAGGGTCTGATGTATTCAGATGGTTCTTGTTCTGATGTTGTTGTGACGTTTGTTGGGTTTGATCCTTTTGACATAATTATAAATCCTTACTTAGTAAAATTGCTTTCTCCTTAAAATCCTTTAATTTTTTTAACCACCCTTTTCTTCCAGCAACCTCTAATTGCGTACAGTGGTTTTTCTTTGCAAATTTTTCGATAACTTCTTGTATTTCTTCTAGCCAGTTCTCCAGGTTCGTACCTCCAGCTAATACATAGCGAAGCACTTTAGCTTTAGGGTATTCGGCTATTTCTGTAATCACTGCACTTTCAATCCCATTATTCCAACTGATAAATAATTGGAACCGGTTATCTTGCAAACCTTGTTCCACATCTATTATATCATAAGTGCCATCCAGGGCTTTTTGGAGCAGTGGTGCAACCTTAGTCCAAATTAAGAAAACATCTTGTTTTGGAACCTGGGTGCAAACTTTATCCGATGATAACATAAGATAAATCTTGATCCGTATCTGTAGAGCTAGGATGATTTATAGTACAGCTCCCACTCCCTCGGCCTGTTATATACAAACCATTTAATGCTGTTCGAGCATTGGCTGTTTGAGGCATAAAGAGCAGAACAGAATTTAAACCTATTCTAGCGTCTGATAAGGTGGTGGTAGTTGATGAAGCAGTCAGCGTAATTTCTCCGGTACTGTTCAGTTTACCATCCATCACATTGTTAATTGTAATCGCACATTGTCGAGCATGAGCTTTCGTATCAGGATTGGATAAAGGTACAGTTAAGAACTGATTAGACATTATCTCTTTCCTTCAGGTCGAGCTTCGACATCTACTCCAGAAAGAGTAGAGAAGTTTCCAGTCACATTGACTCTAAGTCGGTGATACCTGGATGTAGCTCTTAGTGGACAATCTCCACTATCTCGTACTGTAACAGCTGTGCCTTCGGTTACTGAGTTCATTTGCGATGATCGTGTAATTGGAGTTATTGTAACAGTGGTGTTTTCTCCGTTAGCATCGACTATCGGTCTTGCATTAATTAATGTCGATCTTTTGTTTTCAACTCCTTCAAACTCTGTGGTATCCACAGTAGCTGAAAGAGAGCTTCCTAAGAATTTACCAAATTTTTTATCAGCACTAAAACCAGCAAGGCCAACCACACCTTCATCATAGAAGAAAGAGTCCAAGGATCGTGGTAAACCATCAAGGTTACCTAAAGTATCTAAAGACTCCAGGGTATTAAATGCTTCTTGAGATGCTGTGTTAATAAAATATAAATCTAGTCCAGAGCCAGTGGCCCATCGACCAACAGAATAATTATAAATTAATAATTTATTATTTACTCCAGCTGATCCTGTGGAGCCTGATCCACGATATGACCAAACAACAATCGAGTTGTTAGGATCTATCGCACTAAAAATACTTTCTGGTTTTGCAACAAAGTCATTAAAGAAGGTAATGTTAATTTTTGCTGATCCAATCGGTATTAAATCTTGACCTCCCTGGAGAGCATAAAATCCGTCTTGTGATAAAAAGTAAATTGTATTACCAAAAGTAGAAATGGATCTTGGAGCAAAGCAACCAATATTACCAATCTTGTTAAACGTAAAAATTAATGGTGTACCGACATACTCCATTCGAAAAATTGCTTTTTCAAAAAAGATAATTCCAAATGACTCGGAGCCAACTATGCCCATGAGTCTTCCATGTTCACCAGGTATATCTTGATAACCTGATTGCGTTGCCTGGCTCGGTGTCCAGGTAGAACTATCATTCAGTCCTGACCATTTTACTCGTTGAGGATATTCTGTACTAGACTCTTCAGTGTATCCAGCAACAACAAAGTCACGAACTACAGTTAAGTATTTTGCTTTTAAAGAAACAAGATCACTAAAGGCTGTATCTGTTCCTTCTTCAAACTTTTGTATGTTATCAGCAAAGTTAGTTCCAATAACATTATCTCCAAACTTAGTAAAACTCCAAAAGTCTCTTGATCCTTCTGTCGTGGAGTTACTGTAACCACCAGACTTAGAGACATCTTGGAAGTCACCATTGTTATCCATCTGATAAAGCTTTGTTTCATCACCAGCATAGTTAGTGATACCCGTAGCTCCGATTGATGTAAATAAACCGACAGGAACAGAATTAAGAGCAGTGTCACTTAATTCCACAAATCCTGGAAAACTTTTATATCCCTCTTTTAAGGGAATAACATTATCAGCTTTTAAGGCTCCCGTATTTTGGTAAGTCGGAAGATCTGATTGTAAATCTCCAAATTTTATCATTAGACCACCACATCAGCTGACATTTGTAAGTTCTGAGATGCACTTCTTCCATTCTCGGAACTAGAGTTAGCAATTCGTAAAGCTTCTTTGTATAACTTACCCCATACATCGAGTCGCTCATCTTGCATTAAGAACGGAGCTGACTCCGCTAATGCTCCATATAAATATAAATCAGGATAATTAGTTAAAATGGTATTAGTTAAGTTACTATCCGATAACGCAGTGAGTTTTTTAAAGAATGCAATCTCTAAAGTTTTTGCTGAGTCTGGAGTAACACCCAGGTTAATTTCTGTACCAATAATGGTAAAGAATGACGGCCTACCAGAACTAACACTAGCATTATAGTCTTTGAAGAAATCAAAAGGAGCTTTGTATTGTAAAACAGCATACGGATCAGATTGAAAGATAACATACTTTGCTTCAATAAATCCGGTAGGAAGACTATACGCTTGTGTACCAGCAACTGTTGTTGTGGATGTATCAATAGTTTCCATTTCTCTAACTCGTAACTCATTATTCATGCGAGACTCTGCTAATGTAATAAAATCTGGAATGTAAGATGTTAAGTCATCTCTATTCAGATAATTAGCGATTGTTGTTTTTAAGTTAGTGAAATTGGTGATAGCCATTACAGTTTACCTTGGTAAATTCTAAAATT